AGCTGATCGCCGATGGCGCCCGCTCGCGCGGCGAAGCGGCGCCGGATCTCAACCCCGGTGAATTCCGCGGCATCCGCAACGCGGAACTGGCGCGCATGGCGCTGGAGCGTTGCGGCCAGCGTGTCGATAGCTGGGACCGCGATCTGGTCGTCGGTCAGGCCATGGCCCTGCGCATGGGGCCGTACCAGTCGACGAGCGACTTCCCGGTCATTTTGGAAGCCGTCGTCAACCGCGTGCTTCAGGCCTCCTATGCGACCACGCCGGATACCTGGCGCCAGTTCGCGGGCGTCGGCTCCGTCAGCGACTTCAAGGCCACGTCGCAGATCCTGCTGGGAGCGTTCGGTGCGCTTGATCCGCTGCTGGAGAATGGCGAGGTCAAGAACAAGACCATCCCCGATGGTGCGAAGGCGACGATTCAGGCCACCACCCGCGCCAACATCATCGGCCTTACCCGACAGGCGATCGTCAATGACGATCTCGGCGCGTTCAACGATCTCGCGGTCGCGCTGGGTCGTGCCGGCAAGCTGTCGATCGAGCAGGACATCTACCGCTTGCTCGCGCTGAACAACGGCCTCGGGCCGATCATGGGTGATGGCAAGACGCTGTTCCACGCCGATCACCGCAACATCGTGCCCGGTGCAGCGCTCTCGATTGATCAGATCGAGGCGATGGACATCCTGTTCGCCGACCAGACCGATCTCAGCGGCGAAGAGAAGATCGACCTCAGGCTGTCGGTCCTGCTGACGCCCTACGCCTATCGTGGGCAAGCCGCGATCCTGAACACCGCAGATCAGGGTCTTGATCCTACGGGCAAGGTACTGTTGCCGAACCGGGTGAAGGGCACGTTCGACACGATCGTCGGGGGCAAGCGCCTGAAGGGCAAGCGTCGCTACGGCTTCGCTGATCCGAACGTCGCGCCTGCACTCAAGGTCGTGTTCCTGAACGGTAATCAGGAACCGAGCGTCGAAAGCCGTGACGGCTGGCGCACCGACGGCACCGAATGGCGGGTCAAGTTCGACTACGGCGTCGGTGCCCTCGACTGGCGCACGGCAGTCACCGACGCCGGCGAGTAACCCCGCCACTTTCAGAAAACACGTGTTCGGGGCGGCTCGCCCGCCCCGGCCATAAGAGGACCGAGACCATGAACAACTATATCCAGCCGGGCAAAACGCTCGACTACACGCACACTGCCGTCGTCGCTTCCGGGGTGGCGGTCCTGATCGGGACCGTGCTCGTGATTCCGGGTGCCAATGCCGGGATCGGCGTCCCGTTTCCGGGCACCATCGATGGTGTCTTCAACATCGTGTGCGCGACCGGCACCGCGTGGACGATGAACACGCCGGTCTATTGGGACGACACGAACAAGCGCGTGACGACCACCGCGACCGGTAACACCAAGATCGGCATGGTCGCCGCGCCCAAGGTAGCCGCGGCTGCGGTCGGCGCGGTCAAGCTGATCCCGGCCTTCTGATCATGGCCGGCTTTCCCGAACGTCGTCGAGCGCTGGTCGACGCCAGCTTCGCGACGTTCGGGGAGGACGCCGAATGGCCGGGGCTCGGGACCGTCCGCGTCCGGTTCAAGACGACCGACGAGGATAGCCGCTTCGCCGGTGTCGACCTCGTCGAGCGCTCGACCATGATCCGCGTGCGCAGCTGGGAAGTTGCCCAACCGGCGATCGGTACCATCGTCGAGATAGCGACCGGCCCGAACGCCGGGTCGTACCCCATCGTGGAGAAACCCATGCTCGACATCAAAGGCGTATGGGACTGCCCTATCGAGATCGGTGCACATTCGTGAGCGCCGGCAAATTCACCAATTCGGGTTTCGACGAGCTCGATCGACAACTTGCCCGACTGGCGCAGGGGCTGCCCGAAGCGACGGTCCGTCAGGCGTTGCACGAGGGCGCGACGCTGATCGTCGAGGAGGCCCGACGGCTGGTGCCCTATGCCACGGGCAACCTGCATGACAGCATTGCCGTTACCGACGATCGCGACGCCCGGCTGTACGGCAAGGTCAACGGATCGGGCTTCTCGGTCTATGTCGGTCCGGTTGGGTCGAATGAGGACGGCGACGCCTTCTATGCCCAGTTCATTGAATTCGGCACGCGGTACATGGGCGCGCGGCCATTCATGCGCCCTGCCCTCGCGTCGAAGCGGCCCGATGCCGAACGGCTGATCCTGTCGCGGCTCGCGGCCGACGTCCTGGAGGCAGCCAAGTGACGTTCGAGGATGCGCTTGAGGCGCGGATGCGGGCCGACAAGACGATCACCGGCCGGATCGGCGGGCGGATCGAATGGGGCCGGCGCATCGAGGCGATCTCGGCGGTGACGTTGCAGATCGTTTCCGATCCCCGCCCGCAGCACATGAAGGGTTTTCAAACCGTGCGCTCGACCGACGTCCAGATCGACGTCTGGTCGGCGACGGCAGCCGAAGCGGCGGAGATCCGCGACGTCCTAATCGATCGCCTCGTGCCGCCCGCCATGGTCGAGCAGGTCCGGTTCCAGCGCGCGATGATCACGAACACGCGCGGCGGGTCCGAACAACCGCAGGCCGGGCAGACTCAACGCTTTCGCGGCGAACTATTTCGCCAGTCGATCGACATCACCTTCACACACGACGCTTGATCAAGAGGAGCGATCACCATGGACGCACAAGGTAACAGCGAAGCCCGCATTGGCTGGGGGACCGAATTCTTCCTCGCCAATGCGGAAGGCACCCTCATCGAACTGGACGAGGTCACCGAGATCCCGTTCGCCGAAGAGACGGCCGACGATGTCGAGGTCACGCACTTCAAGTCGCCTGGCCGGCGCAAGGAATACAAGCCCGGCCTGATCGAACCCGGCGACGGCCAGATCGTCGTCAACTACATCCCCGGCAGCGACACCGACGCGCTGATCCGCGCAGCCCACAACGACGGCAAGGTCCGCGCCTATCAGGCGAACCTCCCGGACGAGTCCGGCAAGCCTGCATGGCGTGTCGAAGGCTTCCTGTACGTGAAGAGCCGCGGGCGCGCGGTACCGGTCGGTGATCGCCTGACCCAGACGATCAGCGTTCGCTTCACCGGCGTGGCCGAAGAGGGTGCGGTTTCGCCGGGCGCAGGCGCCTGATGAAGGGCGAACTGACGTTCGACGTCGGGGGAGAGCGCTATGTGCTCTTCCTCGGCAACGCCGCCCAGTGCGCGATCGAGGAGCAATATGACGTTGGCTTTTTCGCCGTCGTCACCGACGCCATGCCCAACGTCGCGCCGCATGTTGCGGTAAACCCCGAACTCTATCCCGAAGAGGTCCTGGCCGCGTCGCGGTCGCTGCGCATGTCGGTCCTGCGCGATCTAGCGTGGCACGGCCTGCGTCGTCAGCACCCCGATCTGACACTCGACGGCGTCAGCGACCTGATCGACGCGATGGGGCAGGCCGCTTTCGGCGAACTGATCGGCAAGGCGATCTTCGCAACCCGTGACACGGGGGCCGGCACGGACGCCAAGCCGGGAAAGCCCGCGACCCGCGCGAGCGGACGGACTGGAACGCCCGCCAAGAGGACTGGGCGGAAGCCGGCTTCGACGTAGCGACGTTCTGGCTCGGCACCCCCGGCAGCTTCGGCGCAGCGATGCGCGGTCGCCTCCGGGCTGAACGGGCCGCGTATGAGCACGCATTGTACCGCGCATGGCAGGGCGAGCGGTTTGCCCGTGAGGACAAGCTCCAGCCGTTCAAGCAGTACCTGTCGCGGGCAAAGACGACGGACACGGCCAAGCCGTCCCAGACGCCGATGGAAGCGCTCGCCGTTTTCCATGGCCTGCAAAGCGCAGGCATTCCGATGAAGATAACGAGGATCACTTAATGCAGCAGCTGCTGGCATCGCTCGTCGTCGGGATGAGCGTGAAGGATAGTGCGTTCAAGGCCGGCATGGCCGCGAGCCGTGCCGAGGTCCGCAAGACCGGGCAGGAATTCGATCGCGGCGCCGACACCATGTCGGGCGCGATCGAGCGCGCCGCCATCCGCGTCAACGACGCTGCGATCCGCGTGATGGATAGCCTCGCCAAGATCGGCGACTCGGTCCGCAATGCGGGGCTCGCGGTGACGGTCGGTCTCACGCTGCCGCTCGGCGCCCTGGGACATGCCTCGAACAACACCGCGTCCGACTTCGAGGCAGCCATGAACCGTGTGCATTCGGCTATGGTCAATGCCAGTTCGGAGGAACTCGACCGTCTCAGCGCAGCTGCGCTGACGATGGGGCCGGCGGTCGGCAAGAGCGCGATCGAGGCCGCGCAGGCGATCGAGGCGCTGGCGAAGAACGGCCTCGGGTCGGCCGAGATCCTCGGCGGTGGCCTGAAAAGCGCGTTGACGCTTGCTGTCGTCGGTCAGACTGACCTGGGTAAGTCGTCGGATCTGACGACCGATCTCATGCAGCAGTTCGGCAAGACGGCGCGCGACCTGCCGGACGTCGTCAACAAGGTGTCCGGCGCGCTCGACGTGTCGAAGCTCGCGTTCGACGATTACCGGCTCGCCGCGGGGCAGGCCGGCGGTCTGACAGGCGCGCTCGGTTATTCGTTCGAAGATTTCAACGTCGCGCTGGCTGCGACGGCACCGCTGTTCGACAGCGGCGCGGACGCCGGCACGTCGTTCCGATCGTTCCTGACATCGCTCAATGCGAAGTCGAAGGAATCGGAAATCGCGATGGAGCGACTCGGTCTGTCCTTTTACAATGCGGACGGGTCGGCGAAGGCTCTGGGCGACATCGCCGAGCAGCTGCGGGTGAAGCTCGGCAACCTCAATGACCGATCGAAGGGCAAGGCCATCGAGGCCATGTTCGGCGTCGACGGCGGTCGCACGGCCCTTGCCCTGATGAAGGTCGGGCTGAACGGCATCGAGGATGCCAAGCGGCGCATCAACGACGTCAGCGCCGATCAGAAGACGGCGATCCTGCTGGATGGCGAAGCTGCGGCGACGCAGCGCGCGGCCGCTGGGTGGGAACGGTTGAAGATCGCCATCGGCGGTGCCGGGATCATTCAGGCATATACTGCCGTGAAGAACGCGATCGGCGGAACGCTGAACGTCCTGGCGTCTTCGCCACCATGGTTTTTCAAGCTGGGCGTGGCGATCGGCGCGTTGGCGGCAGCGACGGGTCCCCTGATCCTCGTGGTGACGTCGCTTGCGAAGATCGCCCTTCCCCTGCTGCTGCTGCGGCTCGGACCGTTGGCGCTGGGGCTCGCGGCAATCATTAATCCCGTCGGGGTTCTGATCCGCCTTCTGGGCGCGCTTGCCGTCCAGGCGGGCACTGCGACGCTCATCGGCCGGCTCGGCACGTCGATGCTGGCATTCGCCGGACCGATCGGCCTCGCGGTCACCGCCCTGTCCATCCTCGTGCCGCTCATGATCCGCACGGCGACGGTCTCGGACACGCTGCGCGCTGCCCAGTCGCAGGTGAACGACCTTCAGGCCAAGGGCGCTGGTATCGCCATGGAATTGGCGAACGCGACCGGCAAACAGCGTGAGGAAGCGCTGAAGGCAGCGCAGGCTAATCGGGCGCAGGCCGTGTCGGCCGTCGCGGCCGCGCGCGCCGACCTAGAGGCTGCAAAGGCGGCGAATGTCCGCATGCGTGCCAGCGTGGGCGGCGCTGGTCTGGTCACCGGGATCATGTCGCTTTTCCAGCGCGACCGCATGGAGACCGCGGTTGATTATCAGGCTGCCGCGCAGAACCTTCAGTCCGCGCTTGGGGCGTTCGACACGATCGACAAGGCCATCAAAAATGCCGGGTCAGGCAGCGGCCCCAAGATCGACATGAGCTTCGATAGCGATCCCAAGGCGAAGAAGAAGGCCGGTGGTAAGTCGGCAGCGGATCTTGCCAAGGAAGCGGCGCGCAACGAGGCGCAGTACCAGGACGAGATTGGCCGCAGCCGCGTCGAGCAGCTCAACGCGCAGGCCGATCTGACCGGCAGCGCCTGCGCCCGCTACGCCGCGGACATGGCGCAGCTTGCCGAGGATCGTGCGTCCATGATCCGTCAGAACGCCACCAACGAAGGGCTGAATGCCGCACAGCGCGCCGCGCTGCTCGCCGAAAAGGACAAGGAATTGTTCACCCGGCGCGCGATTGTCGAACAGACGCTGTCGAATGCCATGGCGCAAGAAAGCTATGACCTCGCCAAGGCGCGCAACGATGCCGAGCAGGACGCTGTCCGCGCGCAAGCCGACATGGCCGATAGTGTCGCCGGGCGTCGTGACGCTGAATTGCGACTGCTCGAATTGCAGCGTCAGCAGGAAGCCGCGGATCTCGATCTCATTCTCGCGACGAAGAACTCGGCGACGGTGGAATGGGCCAACGCCGATAAGCGCAAAGCCGCGCTGGACGGCATCTACGGCCAGCGTGCGGATGCGATCCGTCGCAACAACGAGGGGCCAGCGGACGGCTATATGCGGTCGCTGAACGTGTCGGCCGCGGCAATGAACGAACAGGTCGAGAGCATCGGCGTTTCGGCGCTGAAGGATCTGAACAGTCAGCTGTCCGACGCCATCCTGGGCACGCGCTCGCTCGCCAGTGCGTTCGCCGACATGGGCAAGCGCATCATGGCGTCGCTGATCGACATCGCCATCCAGCAATCGGTGATCAAGCCGCTTGCAGCGAGCCTGTTTGGCGGTTCTGGCGGTTCGGGTGGTGGCTTGTTCGGGTCGATGACCAGCCTGCTCGCATCGACGTTCGGGGGCGGCAAGGCCAAGGGCGGCGGTATCGACCCGAGCAGTTGGTACGTCGTCGGCGAAAAGGGGCCGGAGGTCTTTGCGCCGGGTGTCAGCGGCACCGTCATTCCGAACGGCGGGCGCGGCAGCGGCGGGCGTGGCGGCAACACCTATGTCGACATGCGCGGCGCCATGGTCGACACCGACGTCTGGGCCAAGGTCGATAGGATCGCCTCCTACCGTGCCGGCGAAGCCTATCAGGCCAGTGCCACGCATACCGAGACCGCCCTTGCCGGTGTCGCGCGGCAGCGTCTGTAATGGCGATCATCGTCGTACCTGATGCGCTGGCGATCCGACGCGTCGACTGGACGCTCGATCGTCCCGCGCAGGTCAACCGCTCGGACTGGACCAAGCGCCGGCAGGTCGTCACCCAGCCCGGCCCATCGCTGTGGAGCGCATCGGCTGAAATGGCCGTGCGCGTCG